CCTTCCCCGCCAGCGGCGCGATGAATGTGGACAGCAGCCCCTTGTCCTCGCCCGCCTTGCGGGTTTGGAAGTCGGCCATGTCGCGCGAGGTGACCGCGCCGGCGTAATTCCCGCGCATGCTGGCGACATTCGACAACTGGTTCATCCGCGTCCCGGCGTACTCGCGCTGCAGGGCGAGGTCCTGATTCGCCAGCTCGACCTTTGCCCCCAGAATGCGGTCGAGCGCGCTACCGGCAACGTTTTCCTCAAGCTCCGACGCCGCCGCGATGGCAGTCCCGGACTTACCAAGCCGGGACCCGAACCTATTCAGGAAATTCGACCGCGCCGCCTTGGCCTGATTGCCGACCTGCGTGCGCGTGACATCGAGCACCCCGCGCTTGATGCCTTCCGTGGTGTACGCCTCGCGCGGGGGCTGGAACCCGGCATAATCGCCGATGGCCTGATTCTGGGCATCCATCGCCGCGTTCGACGCGTCCCAGTTCGCTTCTTCTTTTTTTCCGAACAGCGCTTTTTTAATGCTTTTCAGGAATCCCATCAGATCACCTCGATGTAGTATTTGCCGGCCGCGCTGAACCGCAGCAGAATCTGCGTATCGTTCCACTTCTCTTCATCCGCCAGTATGTGGTAGCAGGCGCCCGGCGCGCCGCTGGGCAGGTGCTTGCCCGGAATGTACCCGAACGGCCGCCGCTTCAGCTTGTGGTTGACCGCGATCGCCCGGCGCGTCCCTGACGGGTTGTCCACCTCACTGGTCGCAACGCTGACCTCAATCAGTGCGTCCCGGTGGTTCATGTCGGCCAGCGTGTTCCCAGTGATGTCAGCCATCAGTAGCCCCACGCTGTCCACATATAGAGGTAACCAGCGCTATTTGCCGTGGTCAGTCCGCCAGTATTATCCCTCACCCGAAACCCATGGCTGTCACTGTTGTTAACCAATGTTGCGTACGTTCCGGGATCCCACGTCAAACCAGATCCATTCAAGGCGACCATGCTGAAATATTCCTCATAACTCGGGGCCTCGTTACTGGTGCTGACGATCACGCTGTCAGGAAGACAATCCATAGCCAAAAAAAACGAACCATCGCTGCCGCCAGGAGAGGTTGCATGGTAATTGCTGTAGACCACAACCCTCGTCACCGTGAAATTGATCTTTGCCCCTCCTTGTACGTGGCCGGCACCCTGCTGCGTGCAGTAAATGGTACGCGTGTCAGTTCCATCACCAAGATACCGTCCGTTGACCATCTTCACGAAGTTTTGTGAGGTGTCAGACTGTGAAACAAGTCGTGACGTGGGAAAAGTGAATGCCGGAGCAAACATCGTATCACTACTGATCGCGCCGCTGTCCATGGCGTACGATCCGACACTGTGATACCCCATATTGTCCTGCGTGATGGTGTGCTGCGCGATGTCAGTGCCAAGCACTGTGCTGTCCTCAATCTGGCTGCTGGCGACACTGTTGATGCCGAGCTGATGGGCGTCAAAATTGTCGTTAAATTTCGACGACGACACCGACTGTCCGGGACTGAACACCCACGGGGTAGTCACCGGGTCAGCCAAGGCGTGGTAGACAGAAATCGTACCTAATGCCACCACCACACCCAACAACCGCGCAATACCGATGCTGATGGCGCGCACTGTCCGCTCGTTCTTCATCACTGATACCCCCTCGCAATTCCGTATAGTGTCACCGCGGCAATACCCAGATAGTTATTCGTCGCGTCCTTCACCTGCAGCTGTGTCCAAAACCCCTGATTCTCCTCACCGAAGGTCAGGGAATAGCTGTAAAACGAGAAATCACCAAACACCGACCCGTCATCAAAAAGCGACTCGTCGAATATGGCGATGTTGGTCGAGATGCCGTCAATGACCCCGCTCTGAGTGTTCCCGTTGTAGGTATCGCAGGTCACCGTTATGCGGTCCTGAAGCTTCGCCACCATGCTGAGCTGGGTATACTCGAATATCTCGTTGATGGACTTTGCCCCAATCTTCCCCATCAGCCACCAATATTCGATGAACTGCGTGCCGGGAGCGGCCACGATCGCATCCGTGTCAACCGACTGGTAAAAGAGCTGCACCAGGCGCGGCGCCGCGGAGTCCGTCAGGGTAAACAACTCACCCTCGCCCGAAGCGCCGTAGTTGATATCGCGGGAGATCATCGGGCCCGCGCTGTAGCCGTAATCCGGGCCAACAAACACATCCTTTTCGATGTCATACAGCACTGCGTTATTGTTGTACGAGTCATCCGCATCGGCCGCGTTGTACGAGACCACGATGTAATTGTCGTGCACGCATATGCTGATGTCCTCAATCGACGATTTCCTGATTTCCTTTTTGATGATATTCAGAATATCGCTGCCGCGCTTCGTCTTCTTCAACGATTGCGGCGGATTGATGCCGTCGCAGACGCACAGGCCCTCGCGCGGGTCCCAGAACGTCAGATATGATCCGCGGGATATAGCCACTTCCTTGATCGAGCCCGGCGAGCATGTCCCGAACGCGCCGTAAAACGCCACCTGATCGTAGCCCTGCGCGCTGTTCCGGCGGTAGTACGCTACCCCCGATTCCTTGAAGGTCACCACGCTGTTGTTGACTGTGTTGCAGCCCATCGTTCGGCCGTGCCCGTCCTTGAAGAAACCGGCATTGCTCGGGTCGAATTCCTGCGGATGTTCCGCAACCGACCAGAACAACCGGTCATCCTCAGCCGCAGTGCCGAGAATAATCAGTACCCCGTCATGCTTGCACGCCCATTTCGGCCCGACAATGCGATCGATGACGTTCGGGTCCATGTGCGTTTGATCGGTGGCGGCGACGCTGTCAACATAGGTCCCGGTGAACGGTGCAGTGATGCGGTCGTGGAAGAAGTAAGCGCCGCCATCATCGGAAGTTCGGTATACATTGACCGCGTTCGTTTGCGGATCGGTCGGCACGGCATAAGCAAGGTTGATGTTCTCGGCCGTCACATCGATCTGGTTGCTGGCGGCCGACATGGCCCCGTAATATTCGCGCAGTTCGGCGTTGACCTCGCGCACCTCGCGCGTCTTATACCTGTATTTCCCGGTGACGGAACCCGTTCCTGCCGATGACGCCACCGGGGCCGCCGGCTTTGCCAGCATGAAGGTGTGCATGTCATTCAGGCTGTCGCTGCGCAGCGTCATTCCACAATCGATACCGTTGAAGGCGAATACCTTGTCATCCCAATCGACAAAGCACACTCGTTTCGTGGCTGCTGACCAGGTCATACCGCTCGGGAACGTCATCGCGTTGGCCGTGAGTGTCGGCACCGTGCCGCTGAAACGGATCATAGTGCTTTTGCAAGCCGCATACAGGCGGTCGGCGGCATCACCGGTCGATGGATACGCCTGGTGAATGCCTGCGCAGCGGCCGGGGAACACATAGTCACTGGCAAAGCGCGAGCCGGGCCGGCGCGACAGGACACCGTCACGCAGCCTGATATTCGACAGGCGCATCGCCGCGGTCAGGTCAACGCTGATCGGATCATCAATGGTTACCAGCCCCAACTTGTCACACTCGATGTTCCATTCAATGCCACCGTGGTTTGTACGCTTGAAGGTCATTACCTATTCCTCCACAGCAGCCGGCGGAAGGTGTTAACCATTGATTCGCGCCGATGTTCGCCAATCACAGAAACAGGGACATAATATCCCCACGATACGCCAATGATCCCACCGGTGCTACTTGCGGTCGTCAGTGATATCGGATCACTGAAATATGCCAGAGTACTGTATGTATCTGTCAGCATATTCGTCCACGTCGGCTGAATCGAGATGTTTCCCACACCAATCGACGGGGCATCACCCATCCCACAATTATAGGTGTCGGTGTACGAAATGTAACAAGTCGAAGCGATTGCCCCGTCATTACCTGTATTGAATACTTCGGTGCAACCGTCGATAATGGTATTGGTGATAATTGTCGTGTCGCTCCCTCCGTTCAGGGCAGCGTTTGAGCCGTTGACGATATACTTGGCATTGCGCACGGTGCAGTGGTCGATGTAAGCATAGACATTCACCGGTAGGTCGCGCGGGGTGGGGCAATAAACGGCGTTCACATTCACGAATGAACTGTTATATATGCGCACCACACCACGCTTGTTCGTGTCGTCAACTCCGCCGCCGTATTCACGGTGCCCGATGACGCCGTTGAGTGTGTCGCCAGTATAGGTGATGTTGAAGAACAAGCAGTTTTGGACATCCAAAAAGACTTTGCTGTCCGTGCCAACGGTAGGCTGGCACTGTATCACGGCGTTGTGCGAAGACGACGGTACGACCATATTGATATTTCTGAATGCGAACCCGTCTATGCTAATGATACCGTCCTTTTTGCCAGACGTCAGGAAGTTTGAGCCGTAGTTGAATATGGGAGTTGACCACGACCGGTATCCTGAATACGAACCAAAGGTAGGGCTATCAGATCCAACGGAAACACCACGAAATTTGACATATTGGTCAGACAGCGTGACATAGTCCTGCATGTAGTCTGATGTGTCTCCTGTGCAGGAATATCCATACACCCACATCGTATCCGGGAAATTGGTATCAGTGGAAACCAACTTCGTCTTGCCATACGTAACGGTGATTACCGGGCTGTCAGGAGTGTAGCCATAGGCAGGCAGATTGCGGGCGCGAGTGTCACCGGCGCTAACGTACAGATTAATACCAGCTGTGGCAAAACACGGAGCGGCACACAGCACAAGTATCATCGCGATAATGTAACGCATCAGTACGCCTCCACGGTTTCAACAACGTCGATAACTCTTTCAGCCAACTGTCCGTTAGGGGCAATGAATGTCTCCCATACATACCGGCGGCGAACCCGCATATTGGCGATTTCGCTTTCTTCAATATCCTCATACGGCAATTCACCGTGGCCGGGAATAACTTCACGCGTATCACTTCGATTTGTGCGATCGGGCTTTTCACGCATAGCCTGGCGAACCCATTCAGCCGTCGGCGTATCGTTGATATTCTTTGCCACCACGCCAGTATCAGCGCCAAATACCCCCAGATTAACCACACGATGCCACGAGCCGTTGCTTGAAGTTACCGGCTCAGTTTCAGTCAAACCGCTGTTGCTGTCGCTGCCCAGCGCATCGTCAACATGGATATTCTGACGGTTGCCATTGTCAGCGAACGATGGCGTTGGTTCGACAGCGAGACAGAATATGGCAAAGGCGATGGCAATCCAGATCAAGATGCGCTCGAACGCTTTGCTGTGTCCGACCTTTTCCATTTAGCACCTTGCCCGGTATTCGTTGCGCGGGACATCGCCACAGAACAACAGCAGCGCATCGATGATAAAGCGCATCAGCGCATCCCGCGCACAGCAATGTAGTCGCCGCTACAGGCAAGTCCGCTGCGCGTCTGGATCCACAGCGTGGGAACACGGAACGGGTACAGGTACAGCGTTTTGGCTGGCTGGTAATCTCCTTTGCCGGCCGCTGCTTCAGCATAGGTCAGGGAAACCAGAATATCGGTATCAGCAACCGTCACCTGGTACCAGTTGTACGTCGATCCGAAGGCAAAAGTATCGAACGTCGCGTCAAGGGTAGTGTCGGTGAGAATTTCCGTACTCACACACGACGCGGCAATCGTATCAAACACAATTGCGCCATCAATCTTGCGCACACTGGTATCCAAAGCCCAATCAGTTCCCGTCCAAACAAGGGGCGGAACGTTCCCATTACCGTCAGTCGGTAATGTGCGGACCGGGTCTAGGGCCTGAGCGGCCGTCACCAGCACCAGCGACATCATAATCACCACGATAATTGTGCGCATTGCATCCTCCTCAGGTGAACATAAACGGTTGTTCGAACGGATTACCCAAACCATACGGTTCAAGGGCATGCGGCGCGCGCGAATGGCGCTTCATCTTCGGCAGCATATTTATCGCCTCGGCAAGCAAACCGGCGGTACTATTCGTATTCACATCACCACGGTCGGCCAGCGCCATCAGCGCGGCCTTGAGAATGACCACGTCCAAGGTCAGTTCATGCAGATCGCTTGCCCCGGTAACTGCCGGGGGCCCGACAACCGGGACCGCCATGGGCGTGTAGCGCCTGAGATAGGTTAGGGTAAACGCGTCCCCGACAGCCGGTTTCGGCAATATCCCGATCTGCGTCGGGCTGAATTCGTAGCAGGCGCGGCCACTGGGAGTGTGCATCAGGTAATTGTCGCGCATATCGTAGCTTATGAATGTGTACGGCAAATATGCCACGCCGGTATCAGCGGCCAGCTTCAATTCGCCAAATTTGATGTAATCGGTTGGCAGGGTCTGCAGCTCCTGGGCAACCGTCACGGTGATGGTTGCCTGCTTGCGGAATCGCGTACGGTCGATATCCAGTTCGAGATAGAACGCCTGCTTCTCCGCCTTGGCGATGTAGCGTTTCAGTTTGTCGTCGCCCCAATTGCCTGTGACGACACCGGCAGGAAGACCGTTACGGATTGCATCCCGCACCTCAACGACGGCTTCGGTTAGGTTCATCGGTCATCCTTTTAAAAAGGGGAGCGCGGCGCTCATAACATCCGCGCCCCCCAATTTGATCATCTTCCCTGTCACCACGTGATGGCGAACAGGTAATTCGTTGAATTCGCCGTCAAACTGGTAAACGCCACTGTGCCAGCCGTCGTATCCCAGTCCGCCGCGCCCTGCACAGCGCCCGAATTGATGGCAAACTGCACGTCACCACCAATTACCCAGTCGTAGCTGTCGGCCCCGCCGCTCAGCACGACCTTGGCGATGCGGATGCGGATCCCCACGCCCGGGATGTAGATGTCACGCTCCTTCGAAATTGCTGCCGCCATGGGTCACCCCCTACCGGCAATCAACGTAGACGGGCTGCAGCGCAGTCGTCTCCGAGGTAGTCACCGCTTCACACACCCAGCCAACCGTCTGCATGGATGTCAGATCCGCAGCGGTCGTAACAACCCCACCGATGTAGAACGTGCTTCCGGCAAATCCCGCCTTGTCCGTGATGGAAATGCGACCACGCGCACTGATGCCAGACGCCGTGTTTGTGTCGCTGCCATCAACGTAGGCCGTGGTATAGCCACGGGTGAGAACAGTCAGCCACTGGCCAGTATCGGCCGCCTGGAGCGAAACGCCAAGAATGGTCCCGGTGTTCTCCGTAGCCGGTGCCTTGACCACCATCACGCCGGTGTCGTACCGACCGCTCAAACTCGTCGCCACCTGGCTGCCGAGGGCAATCTGCACCCAATCGCCAACCGCGATGCTGTCGCCCCCAGCATTGACCGCAAATACCACCTCATTGCCGCCAGCCCTCGGCTCCGGAAACGTCGTCGACTGGAACGCCGCCGCCGGCGCCACCATGGCCGCCAGCAGCACTGCCACCATCAGAACCTTGTGAATTGTGCGCATTGTCAGTTCCTCCTTTACACCTCGTACCCGAAGATGCTGAGATTCAGGTGCGGATTTTCGCTGATGACCTGGCCAACACACTGCCACTGCTGGTAGTGGATGCCAATGCCACCGAATGCCTGCCACTGCCGCGGCGACAGATGCGGCTGCCACCCACGGACCATGACCGGCTTCGTGTACTTCGTGTTCGACGCCTGCAGGTAGCCGGGGCGCGCGAACTTCTGGTCCAGCACGATGCGCAGACCGCGGGTGACCCGGAAGTGGTCAAATCCGTACTTGTCCCCGAACTCTTTGTCCAGGTGCGAATCCGTACGGTTGATGATCTTCCGGTCCTCCGCTTCCTTCTGGAACCGCATGTACTCTTCCAGCGAACACCACATATCCGTGCAGTATTCGTTGCCCGTGTACGTGCTCAGGTGGGCGTAAAGAATGTGCATCAGGGTGAGGTCCTTAATGCTCGTCACTTTGGCGAGGTTCTTGCCAAAGGTGTTCGTGCCGGTGCAGTCAAACATATTGGCGGCGAACAACGGGTTATCCGTGCGCGACAGACCGGCGTAATTGTTCGTGGCGCCCATGATGATGTTGTCAGTCGTCGACGCACCCCAGCCCAGCCCGTACCAGCGCATCGGCGTGGACAGCGACGTCGTCGGCATGTTCTTCATCGTCCCGTCATTCCCATCGTAATACTGGAGGGAATTGCCCGCGAAACGCCGGGCGAGGCCCTCAGTGACACCAATCGAATGCTGCTTGAGATACTTCGTTTTGTACTCAAGCATCGCGGCCGTGCTGCCCTGATTCGCGACCACCTGGTTGATGAAGTCGCTGTCCTTGATCTGCACGATCATTGCCGCATAAGGTAGAGACAGCTGCTTGCTCCAGTCCTCAAGCGCCGGTTTCGGCGTAAACTGGCCGTTGGCGTTGACATCGTCCGCTTCCTGATTCTTGACCGTCGCGGTCCAGGTAATCGCCGTGCCGCCGGGCGGAATGGTATGCAGCAACCGATCCATGCTGCCCGTCTCGGGGTCCCTGTTGTTCATCGCCACCGAAGCCAGCATCGGCGACACCTTCTGGTTGTAGACCATGTCGATGCTTTCCGGCATGATGAAATTCTGGTTGATCATGGTCGTGATCGGATCCCACGTACCCTGACCAATCGCCGTACGCATCAGGTCCAGTGCTGTAATCGTATCAGCCATTGTTACTTCTCCACTCAGGCACCTTACAGCATGCCAGAATACAAGTTGTCCAAAATCTGACCAGCCTCAGCAAACCGTTCTTTCTCGGTTTTTACCACGCTCTGAGGCGCACCCGTACCACTGCCCGGGGCCGGGAGCGCATCCTTCTTGAGCGCCCCCTGCTGCTTCAACGCCTCCTGCCGACCGCGTTCAACTGCGGCGGCAAGCATCGCCTGTTCGTGCATTGATTTGGCCACTGTCGTGACCAAATTGCCCGAATATGGCTCACCGGATTCGTCGATGGCCTTGCGGACGGCCGCGCGGTCAAACTGCACCCCGCGGGCCTCAAAGTCGCGCTGGACGAGGTCAAGGTCGCGATCGGTGGCGAGGTTGAACATCACTTCCGCCATTGATTCGAGGTTCCCCTTCATCTGCTCGACCTGCTGCGACTTTTCCGCCATCAACTTCTCCAGCGTGCTCGCCCTGGTATGGGCCAAACGGGAGGGGTCATCCGGGGGAAGACCAGCCAGATGCTCCGCCAGCCGTGCATCCGTTTCGTTCGCCCGGGAAATCGTCGAGTAATCGCCCTTGAGCAATTGCCCTTGGATTTCCGGAGGAAGTTTGCGGACAGCTTCGAGTAGCGGAGCGACTTCCTGCATCTGCTGCTGAAATGCCTCTTTTTGAGTTGTGAACTGCTTGACCGCTTCCGAATGACCCGTTGTCTTTCGGCTGTAGTCGTCATGCATCAGCTGGCGGTCAAGGCGTTCATCGAGTTCTTGCTGCGTCAAATTGCCATGCCTGCCGCGATACAGATGCACCGGCGGTTCATTCGCAGATCCGGCAACGCCGGCTTTCTGCCCTGAACCGCCATTTTCACTGCCACCTTCCTTGCTGCCTGCCGCTGCGGCGCCAGCTGCGGCGCCGCCTTCGCTGCCCGGGAGCGGGGGCAACACAAGCTCCGGCGGTTGCCCGCCAGCACCTGCCCCATCACCTCCGGGATTGATCCCGAACAGCGCCGCCATGCCTCCGCCGGCGCCCTCAGGTAGTCCGTTGGCCATAATGGCCTCCTCTGTACGCAAGCGATTGTTCCGTGAAGGCGGTGAGTTCGTCGGCGTTTGTTCGCAGTATCGCGAGTTCGCTTTCGATTGTTCCCCTGGTCTTCATTGAGTTCGCCTCCGTGAATTACACCGAAATCTTCTTCTGCAAACTCTGAATATATTCCAGCAATTCCGTCACCACAGGGTTCTCAATCACCTGTTGGGCCTGCTGCTCATCCTGCGCGCCCATAACCTGCGCCAGGCGCATGGCGATCTGCTCGATCGGGACGATATTGGCGTTGGCCCGCAGCTTCTCGATGATTTCAGGGGACATACTCAACCCCATCTCTTCGCGCGGCTCTCCCGGCGCCGTCTCGCCGATTTTCTGCAAGTACGCGATGCTCTGCATCCGCTGCATCTTGTTATAGGGCAGGGTGTCGCTGTTCTTGGTGATGACATCGAATTTGCCGACGCTCATGTCCCGCAGCATCAGCTTGGCGACGCCACCTTCTTTGGACACCCGTTTGAGGAACAGTTCCTTGTATGCCTTCAGTTCCTGAGCTGTGAAATCGGTAATGCTGTCATCGGGCCGCACGGTTCCGTTCTCGCTCTGTTCCGCTTTTCCAATCAATTGGTTGAGTTCCTCAATACCGCCCGCCACTGGTATGTTGAACTCAAAGAACTTTGGCGACCCGTCCGGATTGGTATCCCCGGTGATCCGGATGATCTGCTTTGCGGTCATCTTCCGCTGGATGAACCATTTCTGGAAATTACCCAGCCGGAACAGGGCGTCATAATCCAGCATCTTGGCCCGCTGCTTGATGCGATGTAGACCGGCCTTCTGCATCAGGTCGACTTTCACCGCTGGGTCAGGCCCTGAACCAACTGACCCATTCAGCCAATCGCTATTGTCGAGCACCCGCTGGTTGCGCTGACGGAAATACTCGATCAGACGGAATTTGTTTTCGTGCTGGGGGATAATTTTGACTTGGCGTGACCGCGGCCCAGCCTCATACTGATCATGCGACAACCCGATTGCCTTGTTCCCGCCGCGGTATGCGTTCTGGTAATCGGCAGCGTCATACCCGGTCGACTCATCGAACTCAAAAGGCGGGGCCGTAACCATGGCGTCATTGCGCATAAGTGAGTGCGTCAACTGCGTGACGATATCCGTGTTGCCCTTGCTGACATCAATGTCACTAGTGCCAAGGAACCGGTCCGGCTCCATATCATTGCGCAAGGCGATCAGCGCAAAGTCTTCATAATCGGTGCCGGTTCGGTGCTCAGCCAGATTTCCATTGATTTCGTACGCGATGTGGAATTTGTCACCAACAGGCAACCAATATTCGTGAACCATGGCCTTGCCGGCCGAAAGCATTGCCTGAATATGGGCATGCTCATTCTTGCTGACCACGCCATCGCCACCCGCGATCTTGAAATAATCCTGTCCCAGCGCGCTTTGCGGGCTGCTGGAATCTTTCTCCAATTCCGCGTTCAGCTTTCCTTTGAGCTGCGGCCATTCTGCTTCAATCGCCTTAATGCTCATCAGGAAGCTGTGGATGATGTATCCCTGCTTGGCAACGTCCCACTGGGTCCAATCCTCAACCAGAATATCAGCCGGGCTGGGATTGATATATTGCAGTTCGTAAAGACCACTTTTCCCCTTGGTGATGCGAGGCATGATGTAGCCAACCGGGGTACGCAGGCAGTCCAACACCGCCATGGACCAGCGCAACGCCAGCTGCTTCTGATCCCAAAGAAATGCGTCAACGGTAGAGATGTCCTTGGATATAGGGGCATCGTACGGCTCAACCGGCTCAAACGAATACTTGGGGTCGTTTGCTGTCAGCAGTGCCTGATGCATTTTCACTGCTTCATAACCATCTCTGTCGCGGTAATCGCCCTCACGGATGCGATTGGGAAGGTCATATATCCCCCGAAAATACCTATTGCCGTACTCAATCCGTTCCCGCAAGCGCACGGATTCGCTGTTTGACGTCCTGATCGAGGCCGTGCGCATGGCCTGCAGGTTCTTCAGCAGGGCCTCGCGCGCCGCCGCATTGCGCTGCAGGTCATCGGCCTGGCCGGCAACAGGCTTGCCATATTCAGGCATCACATTATCCTCCGCCGGCCCGGGCGCTGCGCCCACGGGCCAAAGGGCACGGTCATGGTGTTGTTTGACGCGTCATAGGTGCCCGTCTGCACCTGCGGCGCCGCCGGGACCTCGCCGTCATCGATGTGGTACTTCGGCCCGCCGTAGATATTGGCGACATGATAGGCATTCTCAATCGCGTCACCGCGGTCAGGTGACCGCCCAAGCCGCTTCTTCAGTTCATCCTTGGTTTCAGCCACGATCACGCCGTCTTTGACCCGGAACTTCTGTGAGGTAAGGTCGGTCCGGAGCTTGAGATCATCCGGTAGGGCGGGACGGTTGCGTTCCAGCATCATTTTCAGACGGAATTTGATCATCGTCTTGCGGTTTTTGAACTTATCAGGGACGCCCTGCGTCTCACCGGACTTGATACCCATCACGGGCAGTTTGGCTCTGCTCAGGATATCGGTCACGCCACCGCCAACCCCGTCATCATCGATCCCGATCATGCGGGGTTTCCGACTGGCAGCCTTGTATCTTGCCATTATCCGTTCGCTGGTCACGTCCACACCTTCTTTTTTCCACACGTCTTCGATCCGTGACCGGTAATCGCAGACGCTCGTCAGCACGGTTTCATCATCACCATACCGCGCAACATCAACACCCCAATACTCTTCAGCGCTATCAGCGGGTATGATGATCCGGGTCATGGCGTTTGCCACGTCTTGGGCCGAGTACATGCTGTTCGCCATGCCAATAACGCCCCAAATACCCTCCATATACGCCTTGAGCATGGCCGGATCGTGCGCAAACACTTTTTGCAGATGCTCGATGTACCCCGCCGCCAGCCATGGGTTATCGGTTGGAAGCGCCTGGACATACCCGTGGCCGGGCAGCGTCTGCAGAATGAAATCGTCGTTCAGCCAGCATTGTTCCGGGTTGCTGGTGTACAGCACAAAGCTGAACGGCAGGAAATTCGGGTTACGGCCAACCCGGCTCTCAACAAGCATGGCCGACAGTTTTTCCACTTCCGACACTTCATCCCCGAAGGCGAAGTCAATATTCATCGACTTCACTTTCTCCCTGTCCTTATTGTCGCCCAGGCCGCCGTAATCGATGCGCGACCCGTTTTTGTGGATGAAATATTGTTTGCTTTCGCGCTCATCCCAACCCGGCCGGTCAAGAATGCGAACGCCATCGGCATCGTCGCGCAGCGTGAAAAGGGTTGTTTTCTTGAAGGTGACGGATTCTTTGCGGAACATGTACCCACGAATACCCGGGTGATTCTCGCAGGTGTCGACAGAATACTGGCATCCGAAATGGCTTTTCCCGCCACCCATGGCGCCGCCGTAGAGCATGATCGGCGTGCAGTTTTGCTCGCGCCTGATCCGCTCAATTTCATCGATGCACAACTGCTGCTTGTCAGACCACCAGAACCGCATGGCCGCGCGCAACTCAAGCTCCCTCATTACCTCGAGGAACTGCTCCCGGGCCTTAGGCTCGCGCGGAAGGCTTAAAGCCAATCCCATTTTCGCCTGCCAGTAATTTTTGTGCTTTTGCCAGCAATTCCTCATCGCTTTCGCCGGCCAGCGGGCGGCCGTTAAAATCGGTGGCCGCAATTTTCGACGCAACGTCGGCGCCACGGAGGGCGGTGATCCGGCGAAGTATGGCCAGATCCAACTCAATCGAATCGATGTGGCCAAGCTGGATCATCTTGGCCAACCTGACGCGATCCGCCATGAGGCACTCAATCTCATACTGGCGGGCTTCCTCGATTGTTTGAGCGGTGGCGGTCTGGATTTCGCCATACCACTCACGCACAATCCGTCCTACCTCAGCAAAGCTCACCTGGTATTTGAGTTCCACTTCAATCTGACGATACGAGTGCCCCTGCACGTACAGGTCAATTATGGATTTGGAGATCCGCGCCTTGAATGCTTCAGCGCGGCTCATGGTGTGCCCTTCCTGCGGTTTCTTGCTTTTCTCCGGATTTTTCACCCGGATAATTGGTTTGCGGATTTCCTTCTTCTTCGTCATCAGAGCACCCGCCTCTTGCCGATCATGTCGCGGGCCCGTTCGACTTGCTGCTGATGCTCACGCACATCAAGCTCGACTTCCGTCAGGTTGCCAAGTTTTCGTTTCTTCGGTATTGACGGCAGCGGGATTTTCGCCACGCCGTTTTTCCCCATGTTGAAACCCATGATTATCCCAAAACAATAAGCACCACCGATCATCAAACCGCCGACGACGAAACAGATGAAATATTCACTCATCCGTCATAGCCCCAATCACGACCATCAACTTGGTACCGGTGATAATAGATCTTCACCACTTTCCCGTTTTCGTCACGGTCAACAAACTGCTCGCCGCACACGGGGCAGTTGAATTCGCGCATGATCAGCGGAATGTCAATATCGAACACCAGGGGGATATATTCCGTTTTGCTGAATGACGTGCGGCTGGTGCCCCAGAGCCGCAGAAACAGGTTGGTACGACATTCCGGACAATAGATGCAATCTCCTGCCGGCGGGAGCAACTGCGATTCATGCTCGCACCCGACAGCAAGCAGCGTAATTGCGAGGCAAATAATTACCGCGGCATAACGCATGTGGTCTCCTTAATGATAGCCCCATCTGTGTAAATTCAACAGTTCAACAGTGCCAACCAATTCAGTGCATTGCCCCGTATATTGCGGAGCGGTCTTTCTCATTGTCATTGTGATACCACAGATTTTTAGGCACACTGGCACATGAAGGCACAAAATGGCACAAAAAGGCACAAGACGACACTACAGGGCACTGCAGGGCACACCATGCCCGTTTTGTTCATCTTTTGTCTATCGATTTTGGGAAATATTAGGCAAAATGAGGACAAATGAGGAAAAACATCATCGTTAATATTGTTGGCGGTTGTCGTCGCAACTCATTGGATTACGTATACAAAAATGGTGCCGAGACCCAGGATTGAACTGGGGACACCAGGATTTTCAGTAAATACATGGTTCGCTATATCCGCTATAATATTGGTATTGTGCTGTCTGCAATAGGTTTTTGTAAACGTTTGTCTACCCACATTCAAAATATGATGCCATAAACATCAGTTTTCGCGCCAACAACAACAGGATTAGGCCGACTATAATTTCTCCCAGTTGATTTTGCTTGGCTGAAAACTGCTTTTGTCGATGGAGATTCGATTTGGTTTCTTGCCGGTCAAATGTCAGTGTGAAAACTGCTTTGTCTACCAGTTGTTCACCGTGCGCAGGCAAAACGCGGAAAAACTATTTTTTCTTCGGCTCGTCAAGCCAATGCAAAATAACGCTCACGCTGCCGGCTGGCGCGCCGAGTTGCTGCAGCTTCATCACCTTTTCCCGCACTTCATCCGGGTTTGCGCACGGCTGCTGCTGATCAGCCTCAGTTATTTTGTATGTCCTGCCGTACAGGTCGATCGCCTTGGTCCGGTGCACATACCGATCCAGCAGGATGCTTTTGCTGTGCCCCATGTGGTCCGCCACGGCCAGCAGGTAATCACCCATCGATACCCCCGCCGGCGGCTCCTGCTCGAAAAACAGGGTCCCCCTGGTGTGCCGCAGCGCCTTCTCCGTGAACCGCGGCGCCGGGACCATGGTTGCCGCCAGCCGGCATATCTTCCAGTGGATCTGCTTCAACTGGTCGTTGTTTATCCTGTCGGTCTCCGCGATGAGCATGTCGCTATCCACCGCGGCCACGTAATCGCGGATCAGCGCCACCGCGTCATCAGACAGCCACACCCGGCGCATGTTGGTGAACGCATCACTTTTCTGGTTCTTGGTCATGCCGGTATTGGGTGATATCAGCAGGTGCCCGGCATCCAGCCGCAGGTTTTCCCGGCGCGCGCGGAGTATTTCGGTGGGCCGCTGGCCAGTGTCCGCCGCGATATTGTGGGTGATCGCCCGGCGGTCAGCCGTTTTGTACACCTCGAATGCGG